TAATTGTCGGCGTAGGCTGTCTGTCTGCACCTATGGTCAATGGGGTGACATCAGTCGTAGGAGTAGTAGTACTACGCTGTTGTCCCGGTGTGGTTACAAACCTAGAAGATGCAGCTTCGGGAGTTGTGATTGGCCCAGTTAAAAGACCCGGCCCAACTGCTATGCCTGGTCCAAATGTGGTAGATGGGCCACCCACTCTTGGTTTAAATGGGTCGGGGTCCATAAGCGTAGTGCCAGCTTGCGCCTTAATCAATCCACCATTGTCGTCAACAGGGTCTGCCTTTTCTGCGCCACCGCTTACGTACTCAATCTGACCATTGCTCTCCATGTCCTGTAGGCCCATCAGAGCCTCACGACGCATACCTTCGTATGTGCCGAGACCGTGGTAGCGGACAACGTTAGCCGGAACAACGAGTTCACCCTCGCTCAGCAGAACAAGCTGGTCGTCGGCAACTTCTTCTTTCGTAGCGCCGGGCGGAGGATTGCCTTCGGCAGCTTCTTCATAGGAGGGGGTTGGCGCTCCGAGGCCAATCATGACAGCAAGACCCTCAGGTGCGTCATCTTTCATGCCGCCTTTTGCCATCATGGGAACGGCCGGTGGTTGGGCTGGTGCGGCCAGACCCCCAGTCGGTTGTGGGGCAGGAGGAGTTGGCATAACCATCTCTTGCCCGACTTGTTGGATTGCAGGTTGCGCAGGAGCCTGTTTCTTCTGCATCTCTTGCGCCACCTCTTGGACAGCACCGTCGCGCGGGTCTACTTCACCGGGTCGCGCCGATTGCTGTTGTGGGGCTACCAATGGGTTAACAGCTGCGGGATTAGCCGCCTTTGGTCCACCACCTTGTGGGGCGGATGTTGCCTGTGTCATCGGCAAAGTTGTCTGCCCTTGTTGTGCCATCATTACTCCTCCTGAGGCCTTGGCCTTGTGCATCGTCATATTGTCGCTACGTTCCCGTGCTGCTTTTTCAGCCTCTTCAAACGTGCTATGCGTGCTGGTCGGCTTGATATCATTTGCATCAAGCATATCAATCAATTCGTTCTGACTGTATTGCCGTCCCCCATGAATAGTGGGGATGTTGATTATTTTGCCTTTGTATTTAAAAGTGTCAGATATTTCTGACACTTGCGAGCCGTCTTCCATCGCGTAAACAGGACGTCCGTAGTTTGTGACGAGTCCAGTCTTTTTACCAACCTTATCGGCCATCTTCTGCTCGCTTGGTTACTTCATCACGAAGCGTCTTGAATCGGCGCAGTTCTTTGATTGCTCCCTGCGCCATCTGGATAACCCGCAAGTCATCCGATTGTTCCATGATTTTGTGCGCTTCCGCGATACGCGCATCCGCGTAGACTTCCATCAAGTCAACTGTACGCTTGACGTTTACAAGCGGTAGTAGTTTCTTAGCGATTTCAGGGGTCACTGAAGCCCTCCAAGGATGCTAGCTAGTTGTGCTTGCGCATCACCGGAAGGCTGCTCAGCAGGCGTCTGAGCGGCACTGAAGCCCTGTTCACCGGGCACTGCTGCTCCACCTACACCGATGTTACCTCCGCCGCCGCCGGACATGTCCATAGGACTCATTCCGGGTGCTTGTGGTTGTGGTTGGTCGCCGCCACCGGCAGCACGGATAATCTCAGCTTGGCGGAACGCCTCTCGCTCATCATTGATAAGCTTCTCTGCATCCAAGTCCATCGCTTGCGCCAGTTCGCGCAGAACAACAGGGAACTTAACAAACGAAGCAAGGTTCGGGTTACCGGCAATATTCAGAAGCTGGAGCAGTCGCTGAGAGCGTACCTCGTTCTTCATCAGGCTTTCTGTGCCACGTGCTTTGACCTCTAGGTCGCCACGCGCATCAGGGTCAAAGTCGAACTGCATATTGAACGCATAGAACGCTTCACCAAGTGGCTGGAGCAGGTAGTCGTCAATGTTCTTAACCACGCCTTTGACGCTAAGCTGGGCAGCACCCATCAGCATGGAGATGCCAGCCGCAGTACGACCAGTGCCCTGCACCCCTGTCTGACCATGCGAGTATGACGGGATGCCAGTGGCATCATCAGCAAGCTGACGTGCCTTATCAAACATCATCATGTTCTCAGTGCTGACGTTGGGGTACTTAGTACCAAACAGCGCCTGTCCCGGAGCACCACCTTGGCGACGGAATACTTTACCGGGATACAACTCAAGGTCTTGTCCCGGGACTAGATTGGTCTCATCAATCTCAAAGATAAGGTTGCCGGACAGGACAGCATTATCAACAGCCATGCGCATGAAGCCATTCATCAGCTGTTGTGTATCGGTCATGTTCTCAGCAAGACCAACGCCGAAGAAGCTGTAAGGATTCAGTTCATATGGCGCAGCAAAGTACGGGATGCGCTTCGGCGTGAACGGGTTGATTACGAGACGGAGCACTTGGTTGTGACAAGCCCAGCAGTTGACCTGCAGAGTGTCTACATTCTTCAGGTCGGCAGGGACTTCTAGGCCAGCTTCTTCTGCAGCAGTCCTGTCAATGTTGCCCCAGAACTCCAGAATCTCAAATCGGTCGACATCGTAGGTATTACGGTAATCTTCAAGGTCAGTCTCCCACCACTTACGGACATAGTTCGTGCCCATCTCAACAGCGGAGTTGATTGCATCCTCACGGAAGTATGGACGCTTCTTTAGCCCCCGCATATCGGAGTGGCTCATCCGGTGGCGCTGGATGACGAATTCGCACTCGTCCATGTTCTTAGCATCGGAGTCGGGGTAAAAGTTCCAGATGGAAACATTCTCAACCTTGGGTACAGTCTTGATAACGGGGTCGTAGTTACCCTCTTCGTCCCAGTTGGCATATTCCTTGTCCATTGCAAACGGACCTTTGAGGATGCCGGTGCCGAACAGGGCCATCTCAAACGCAGTGTGGCGGAGGTGCTTCGATGCGCTGGACTCCTCAAGCTGGTCGAGGATTTTCTTTTCCATACGCTGCGCAGCGTCTTCAGCTGGGTGATATGTCTGGGCAGTTGGCGTTGTGCCGTAGCCGGGGCGAAGCTTATCTTCAATCTCGTTCAGTTCGTTGATGAGTGGGCCGAGGCTCATATTCTGGAGCATGTCAGACGTAGCACCCGGAGGAAGTTCGCGACCATCTCCTGCAAAGCCGTACGTCTTCTCCAGCTTTTCGATTGCGTTCTCTGGGTCTTTCGGGTCAAAGTGAACGGCTTCTTCTACGCCCTCAGGGATGCGAGTAGAATCGACACCGAGAGGGAAGCGTTGGCCAGCAAACAGAACGTCAATAATTTGACCGTAGGCGGCGAGGACTTTGGTCTTGGTAATTTTGATAAAGACTTGCGACTTCTCAGAAGAAGTAAATTGCGTCTCAGGGCCGTAGAGACCGCGATACTGTCGATAGGCTTCTAACCAGCGTTCTTCTTCTTCGTGTCTGCTTGACTCAATGGAATCAAACTTTTCTTTGATGTATTCGGCAAGTTGCTCCGAGCCTGACTTAGGTTCGAATGCAAATGCTTCCATGAGGTCTTCTTCAGCCATAATTAATATCCAAAGCTAGCGTCCGCTGGTTGCCACCGTTGTATCGGCATCTGTGACGGGTAATCAAAGACGGAACGGGATTGCGGACGGGACATAATGCCGTATCTCAGGGCATCATAAAGGTGGTCTTCTACTTTTGTATTGACGTCCTCTGGATTCGTCTTATCCAAAGGAAGTGCTGGTAGTTGGGCGATGAGGTTGGTACAGTTACTGAATATCTCGATTCCGGGCCTACCGGTATCCTCATCTACCCGCAGACGGCGATGCAGTTCGTTCTTACCTGCAACACGGCTACCACGGCTTCTGTCAGAGGGTCGCCACCTACAACCCTCAACAATCATCTGCTCAGCAAGGCTTGGCCCTGTGTCTCCGCGCTTGTGCCAAAGAGAAGAGTCAAGCACCCCATAGTGAATTGCTTCTTCCTGCTCCAGCTGTAGCACCATATGTGCCAGTTCCTTGGCAGGGACTTTGCTGACGTACAACTCGCGGTAAACAAGCAGGGTCTCGTCAGTGGGGTCTACAGCGAACCAAAGAACGCCGGTAGCAGAGGAATAACCGTAGTCGCAAGCCCTAAACTTGCGCCATGTATTCGGTATTTCAAATGGTGGAACAACGTGTACCGTCCTATCAAATTCAGAGAAGGCTGCGCCTTCGGCTATATCCCATGAGCCTTCAAGCAATTGCTTGCGTTGAACCTCTGGCAGAGAGAGCAGCATTGCTTCATAATCTCCCTGCTCGTAGAGGTAGGGGTTGTCAACGAGGCTTGCTGGGATGAATCGCCGCCGGAAAAGAGGTTCCCCAGCTTTACTGTGCCGTTCTGGATATACAAGCGTATCGCCCGTTGTAATATCTGTTGCCCAGAAGGACTTCCCAGGTATCGAAGGGTCGATGAACATTTTTTTGACCCACGCGTGACCGGGACCGCCCGGGTTCGTTGTCGCTCGCATATATACGGGGAGCGAGGGGTCTGCAGTTCTAAGGCGCGAGCGTAAATAATCCCAAGCATACGGTGTCGAGTACTGTGTTAATTCATCTATGCCAATGTAAGTGAATGCCTGACCTTGGTAGCGCAGAACGTCTTTGTCCTGCTCAAGGTATGTCATCCAGATTCTGGCACCGGAGGGAAAAGTCCACTGACTCTTCTTCTCCATCCATTTAGCGCCGGGATATGCTTTTGGATACATCTCCTGACTTTTATGAATAAGTTCGCGCAGTTCGTCATTTGTACGACGTAGAATAAGCGCGTTAAAATTCTGATTGTTACAGTAGCGTAGCGGGTCTACGATAAGTGCAAAGCTTTTACCGCCACCAGCGGCGCCGCCATAAAGAACCTCGCGCTCTGGAGCAGCAAGGAAGTCAGTCTGCGGACCTTTGTTAGGCTGGAAGAGAACTTCATCAGCTTGTTCTTCTACAGGCTGAAACGCGCCGGAGCCTACCAGCGCAATATCGTCTTCTTTTTCCTGCTCCGCCTTCGCTAGCTTGTTTAGCTTCTTCTGAGCAAGGTTAAGCTGCATCCGCGCAGATTGCTTCTCGCGGCGGAGTTTTTCTTTAGCCCTCTGCTCTTTAGTTTTGGGCTTGGATGTTGCCTTGGGACGCGGCCTCGGCGGCACGGCGTTTTTGTTTAACATACTCGCGTCTGTCGCTTTCGTCAGTCTCGACACGTTTCCACAGTCCCATCGGGGTGATGCGTCGGCCTGTGTAGTCCGTAAGCCATCTGGCAACTTCAGAATAGGAAGACATCTTCAGGTATTCCAATCCTTGCTCCAGAGCCTCAAGCTGTTCTTCGATTGGCTCTAGGAGTTGTGGGTCGTGTTCGCTCTTTTTGTACCCCCAAGGAACACGTGGCCCGTTTAATCGTACGTACCTATTGCTCGGATTCAATCTCTGCGCTACTGTTGTCATCATTCTTTGCTGGCAAAATAAAGAGTCCCATCGGCTTCTCTGCCGACACGTTAAGCTTTTCTACCTTAGAAAGTCCAACTCTGTCAAGTACTTGTTGAGATGCAGCAAGCTTCTCGCGGTTGCCGATAGCTGTCGGGTCGTCAATAACACCTACCATAGACAGCACAGCTTTGGGTGCGTTAGCCGCCATCTCCAGTTCTGCACGCTCAATAATTTCAGTGCGCAACGCTTGAATGATGGCATACGGGTTGCTGTTCTCCGAGTATCCTGCAAGCCGCATAGCCTTGGAGTAGT